ACTCCTCTATTGCATCAATACACTCTATGTTGCCAGTGTTATAATGACTAGGCTTGTTAACTACATCCTCTTCCCACGCCTCAGAGGCTTCATCATGCGCTGCTCTCATCCATGCATCTAAGCCAGTGGCTTGCTTTTCAATAGCAGGGGCATCGGTGCGTAGTCTATCCCAGTCAGCTGGTGTTGCGTCATTAAGTCTCATTTTCCAAATCCTCTTCAAGAGTATCTAACCTGTCTTCGATATTGTCTTTGAACTTAGCCACTATATCGTTGCTCGATATATCTAGTACCTCAAGCAGAGTTACCTCGTCAATTCGAGACAGGCGCTCACATACTTCTTCAAATGTTAGTGCCATACTTCTTCTCCAAATAAGACATGGATACAGGCATCTCGTCGAACTGTCCTTTATCAACCTCGTGCAGCATCCATACACCACGCCATGAACTATTGGTTTGATGGTTCAGATATTCCTCGTCGTGCTGATAATAAATGCCAGCGAACAACCCAGTTATCCTAGAGCCATCAGCTCTTCTATCGTATGCACACTCCCTATCTTGAACATGACCCATGATACAGCTCTGATGTTTCTTAGCTAGTAAAGCACGGGCGCTGCTAACAGGTCTACCCATAATCCCGCTGGTGAAGTAGTGACAGTACGCCACGGAATCTATAATGACAGGCTCCAAGAAGTCATACACTTCCCAACCATACTGCTGTAGCTTTAAGTCTTGATACCCAATCAGACCTTCGAGTTTAGCGTCACCTTCGATTGCTCTCTCGATTCTCTGCTCATGGTTACCTAGAGTAAACACTAGCCGTGGAGTCCATATCTTCTTGCGGTTCTGTCTGAGCCTACGCTGCTCGTCCCTGATGGGCTTCAGGAACGCTTGCATACCTGCGTGACCTGCTTCAATATCCTTAGTGTAGCGTCTACCCTCAAAGCTACGAGTCCCTCTATCCCAGCTCGACAGTGCCTCCATATCCCAGTGATCACCAAGATGTACAATAACATCAGGCTTCTTGTCAGCAGCGTATTGTCCTGCCCAACTTAGATGCTCGAATGTCTGATCTGGTTTACACTGAGTATCAGGTATAACTAAATGCTTAGTCATTTGATTTCCTCGCTTCACGCTCTGCGTTGGTCTTGATCTGATGACAGGGTTTACACAACACCTGTAGTCCATCAGCTTCGCAGAACATATTCTCAACAAATTGTGGTAGGTCTTCGTACTTCCTGAGCGTACCCGCTGGAACGATATGATCTACCTGTACTTCCTTATCTTTAAACCACTGCTTACACTCAGCACATTGGAATTCAAAGCGGTGACGCTGCCCTTTTACTGACTTCTTGGCAGCTGCTTTAGCGGCATATCGTGGTGGGAATCTGCGGTTTGCTTCTCTTAGTGCAGACCGAATGAATCCCCAGTATCTAGCCTCTGTCCACTTACCTCCTGCTCTGGTGCGTGGTACTAAGGTTCGCTTCTTCTTCATTTGCTAACCCTTACTTGCAGCTTCTCTTTGCTGTCGATATCTGCTGACGATGGGGCTGGTGGTGGAGTGCCGCCTATTGGATTAGCACCTCCATGCTCAGACTTCCTAGTGGTAGGATCAACCCACCACTCGCCTTGATACCTACGCAAGAATAACAATCTAGCGTTCTCATATAAAGCCTCAGTGTCACCCTTGTAGCAGGTGAGTACTGATTGATATAGGTCTTCTTCAGAGGTACACCACTCTAATGCTTTAGTGGCCTTGACCTCTCCGATACCTACACAACCTTGGATGTTGTCCACCCTGTCGCCAGTTAGCATCTGCTTGTATAGAAAGTAAACACCTTCCCACTCAGTTACTGTAGTCCACTCGTACTTGTTAAAGTTATAGTGCCTACATGGTACTTGAAGGAAGTCCTTATCTATACTAGCGATTACTGAATCGTGTCCGTGCAGTGTAGCAGCGATGGCAATCTCATCATCCGCTTCCTGACCCTCGACAACAAATGCATCCCACTTCTCAACCATGTAATCACGCAATGCATAGAAGTGAGCTGGCTTTTCAGATTTCCTGTTACCCTTGTAAGGCTGTATCGTAGCCAGATCATTACGAAAGTTCCCTTTGCCAGTTAGGTACAGCTGGTAGGGGGCTGCATCGTCACAACCCCGAACCAGTGTATCCATGACTAAGTTGTTTAACTGGGAACACGCTACATCTAAGGTTTCATCTTGACAGGCAAAGCCTATGCGATAGCTTAAGATGTCAGCGTCGATGAATAACATTAGATAACGTCATCCATGTTCAGAGCCTCACCACCACTGCCGTCCTTGTCGTACACAGCTACCTCAGTGACGAGCAGCTTAGCCAAGCTAGGTGACGTACCCTGCTTGCCTTTGAAGTCCCAGTGATATGGCTTGATAGCAGCGTTGGCCTTAGTGCCATTACCAATCAGTGATGACTCTACTGCATCGACACCACCGAATGCTGGCTGGATTGGGTTGATTGATTTGACAGTCACGTAGTTACCGCGATCATCACCCTTGTTGCGTACTGCTATGCCCATACCGGACAGTGCATCCACTGCCTTAGAGGATAGCTTACCAATGTCCACCTGATACTTACCAGACATCTCATTCTGTTTGTTCAGGAAAGGCCAGTGCAGTTCGCAAGATACTACTACGGGTTTAGTGTCCATATTTATTACCTCTGTTATTGACTATTAAGTCTATGTGATATTTAACTGAATACATCTAACGTAATTTAATAACTCTTCTTCTTAAGCAACTATATAGTAATATTATACCATGGATTTATCCTCTCTGCAATAGGGTATGTGAAATTAATTAATGTGTTTCACTCCAGTTAGAACCGATGCGGTACTCTGCATCCATAGGACACCTCATATTAAGCTCGACACCAGCGTCTATGATTGCTTGTCGTGCAGTACCACCTACAAGTTCAGCGTCATGCTCAGCGCATTCTATCTGCAATTCATCATGCACTTGAGCCACCAGTTTATACTCGACACCAAGACGATCTAATGCATGACAACAGTTACGTACAGCGACCTTCATAACGATAGCACCGCAGCTCTGAAGCAGCCTGTTGAGTACCTTGTAGTCCTCGTCAACCTTGATGAACCTACCATCAATACCATTGATACGCTTAGTACGTTCAGCGATACCCTTGGCCTTGTCGATCAGCTTACGCAACGCTGGCAGTTTAGTCAGGAATGTATCCCTAATCTTCTTACCTTCCTTAGCACCACCGCCTACTATCTGACCTAGCTTGGCATCTCCAGCGCCATAGATAAGACCATAGATCATAGTCTTAGCCATGCTACGTTCAGGCAGACCCGCTGCATGTTGGTTGTATGAATGGATGTCACCCTCCAGTATCTGCCTAGTGTACTCGTCATCATTCATATAGTGAGCCAAGCAGCGTAGCTCCAGACCACTAGCGTCACAACCTACAAGTACATTACCTTCCTCGACAGTGAAGCATTGCCTAGCAATCTTAAGGCTAGGTATCTGTGCCAGATTAGGTTTATTGTGCGTCATCCTACCAGTCACAGCACCGCAGCTATTGACGTACCCATGTATGCGATGCGTATCTTTATCGACATACTTGAGCCAGCTATCCACCATACCCTTAAGCTTAACCAGACCTAAGTACTCAGCACACAGCTTAGCCTCTGGTATATCCACACCAGCCAGCGTAGATTCATCCACCACAGGAGAGCCAGTTGGAGTTAGCTTCTTCCACTTGACACCCAGCTTGGACAGACGCTTAGCTATCTGCTGGCGAGAGCCTACGTTAAACTCCTCGACATGATCCTTCAATCGCTTACCTGTCTTATCGCTGACACGTATGGTAACGATGGGCGGGAACCTATCCTGTAGCTCAGCAGTAATCTGATCTATGCGTATAGCCATCTCAGACTGCCACTTGGTAGCTACATCCATATCCAGCTTGAACCCATTGCGTACCTGCTGCGCTGTGATCTCTGACACCTCATGCTCTAGCTTGATAGACAGATCACTGAAGCTCAGCTTCTTTAGCTTAGCTGTTAGGTAGTGGTACAGCTTAGTCGTAACCTCAACGTCACGTATGCAGTACTCACCCATCTCGTCAGTGTACCCGCTGTCAAAGTCATCGACATCAAAGTCCATCTTAGCTATGCCAATACGCTTGCCCCATTCCTTGAGGCTGTGTCCTCCAACAGGCGTAGGGTCTAACAACCTAGCCATGACCAGCGTATCCCATACAGGTACATCAACATCAACCTGCCAGCAAGTCTTTAAGACGGGCTTGTCGAAGAAGATTATGTTGTGACCTACTACGCCATCGGCAGTAGATAACATCTGCTTCAACTCTGCGCTGTCGAACGTGAGACTTCCATTCGGACTCTCTGTTTTCTGAACCCCTGCACACCATATCGTATCGTGCGAAAGATTCGTTTCCAAGTCTACTGTAATCATAACCATGATCCTCTAACGTAACTATTAATTCACCAATCTTGCTCATGCGTAATGTCTCCTTGAATGATTCCTACTACATCCTCGTCAGTATCATCGAGGTCATAGGCGATATTGTAACAGATGCCACAGAGGTCAGCAAACTGCCTACTCTCTGGCGCTCTCAATGCCATCTCAAACTCAGTCATTATCTTATCACAAGCAGCGCATCTCATAATATCTCCTCCAAATCTAGCACCTCTGCCATACGCCCAGTGTCCTGATCATAGCGCACTGACGTAGCCATCCCTGTCTCACCGCTGAACCTGTTCTTAAGTACCCTGATGTGGGTGGTGTTACGCTGCTCTATATCCTCAGCCTGACCATTGCGCTCAAAGCCTAGCACAATGTCACTGAGCTGCGCGATACTAGCACTGCCCCTGAGATCAGACAGTGACGTAGCTGCACCTTCCTCGTGACCCTTACCTGCTGGCCTACGTAGGTGTGACACTAGGAACAATGCAATACCTGTCTCCTGCGTCAGCATACGTAGGCGGGTCATCACCTCATCAATAGCCTTACGCTCATCACCATTCTCCTGAGCAGACACGATGATAGACAGGTGATCTAAGAATACATACTTACAGTCGTGTGCCTTAGACAGATACCTAACCTGACCTACGATATTCTCCACACTGGTAGAGCCAAAGTGATCATAGAAGAATAGCCTATCAGTACCCAGCGTAGCATTGAATGCATCACGCCTCTCTTCCTCAGTCGATTCGACAGTTGGAATATGCAGCCGCTTACCTGAGTGCAGAGACATCAGAGACTGCGCTGTCTTGGTGACAGATTCCTCTAGGAATATACAGCCGATGTTACTCTCTGAATTCTGCAAGACATGATACAGCACCTCACGCATAACCTGAGACTTACCTACACCGCTACCTGCTGTCAGTGTTACAAGCTCATAGCTACGTATGCCATAGGTGAGATCATTAAGACCAGACCAAGGGTACTGCACCGATGCCTTCTCCACTGGTGTATTCACTGCATCCCATAAACTCTTACCTGCAATGATACCATCAGGTGTGTGAATCTCTGCTTCCCACCACGCTGCCTTGAAGTCGTCACCACGACAACGCTCAAGGTATTCATTAGCATCCTTGAAGTCAGGATGATGCTTGACAATCCTAGCCTTACCAGCAAACAGAGATGCCACTTCCTTAGCCGCAGTCTGCCCAGCCTCGTCAGCATCGAAACACACAATGATGTTATCGAAACTATCTAGCCACTCATACTGATCCTTACAATCCTTCAGTGCTGACTGCGCTCCATTCTTAATTGATACAGCAGGGTACTTACTGCCACTCATTTGATAGACAGATGCCGCATCATACTCACCCTCAGTAATGGTGACATACCTACCGCCCCTGCTGAACAGGTGCTGCCCGAACAGAACACCATCGCCCCAGATACCGAAGCTACGCTGGTTGTCCTTGCTGCCTATCCTAACCTTCTGAGCGCATACGAGACTGTCCTTGTCTCTGTACTCAAAGATAATGTCATCAGCATCTACACTGATACCATACCTCTCGCACGTTCCCTGAGTAATACTACGCACCATCTGATGCCTACCCCTACCTACTTCCATACTAGTTACTCCTATGTTATCCGTTATAACATTGTTATAAGACTCGCCTGAGTTGTACCTGTCTCCGCAGCTGAAGCATGTAGTCCAGCCATCGTGATTGGTAGATGCACCATCGCTACTAGCACACCTGTCGCATGAATGGTGAGTCCTCGCCCATCCGCTACTCATCTACAGCCTTCCTATGCAGGGCAGGATACGCAGCAGCTAAGCTGGCTATAGCCTCCCACCTAGCCCTCTCCTCGTCAGCTGTCTCGGCAGCCCTGAGAGAGTCAGACAGTATCTTCATTATCAAACCATATATATATGCACTCATAGCATATCTCCATCTGGTAAATCAAACAGGTCACCCATCTCGTCAGCAACCTCCCAATCAGTGAGCGCAATAGGCTCAACAAAGTGATAGACAAAAGCCTCGTCATTATCATCAGGTACATGAGGATCAACCACACTCCACCTCCTGCCGCAGCTCGTCATGGTACTGCTCAACATAATCTACAGCGCGTATATGTAAAGCACCAAATGCATCAGCCACTAGCGCACCCATACGTGGGTAATCTTCATCTGCTAGTGCAGTTACAACAGCCTGATGATAGTCGTCCATATCAGACATCTTCTCAAGGTACTCACCAATAAAAGCCTCAGACAATACCATTGGATCATCACGCAACAAGTCCAGCGTGTATGTCCAAGCAGCATCTTGACGTTCCTGAGCAGTCGATTGGTAATCAATAGACGGGAACAAAACCTCAGCAACCTTACGATCAAACTCTCTAAATATTACAGTCATACAATTTCTCCAGTTGCCCCCCGGAGGGGGCGGTTAGTTTTAAGACCACTTATCTTCTGCTTTCTTTTCCATCAGTATTTCTACTGCGTCTCTTCTGCATGCGTTACGATCTTCGTACCACCCTGATTCTATCAGTTGCCCTGCGAACTTATGCTCTGCCCAAAAGTAGCCAACGCTATCCTTAGTGATGCTGATGTCTGATGTTTTCCAGTAATTAGTCATTCTGTTCCCCTTAGTTGAGTTGACATGCTACAGCATAAAGCACAGGATGTCAAGCTATAATTTACCCCTAAGAAACTGAGAGGATAACCTATCAGCCTTACTCTCAAGGCGCTTGATACTACCAACAACACCCTCACGCCTACGCCTAGCTGGACTAGTCTTAGACAGATCAATGGTGCGTAACTCGTGATCAGTAAACTCATCCTTACCTCTCAGCCTACCATGCAGAGTATTAGCATGGATGCCTGTGATTATGCTGATAGCCTTGAGAGAATACTCAGCACCTGAGATCATACGCTCGTGCGTAGACCGATTAACTACCTGTCGTATTGACATCATTTAACCTCCACTGTTTTCTCAACATAATAACTATTGTTTGGTGATGCCCATGTTAGGTATTCAGCCGCATCACGTGCGTTTTCTTCCCAGTGGTGGCTCTCTACTTGATAGCCATCGCCTTGACGAATGACATACCAAGAGCCAGAGAAACGATCAGGACTAGGTTCGCATTGCTTATTAATACTCATAACTCCTGCTCCTCTAGTATACGCTGCACCTTCTTATCTATAGCCATGCAGATAGGATTAGCTGACATGTCCGACATACAGATCATTGGCTCTCCCTCGCTGCCATTGGCATAGATCAGATAGAACCAGCCGACACCCTCGCCAGCAGTATCACAAGGAATAATTATATCCTCACCTGATTGCGACATGGCCTCCAGTATCTCAGCAAAGTCACGCGACTCCACGAGACAATCATCCTCACCATCATTGACAGTAACAGAATACCCTGCGTCCAGTATCTCCCTGATCAAAGTATGGCAGAGCATACGATCATAGATGTTACAATACTCAGGATAGTTTGGTTCAAACTTCAGTGAATAACTCATACATTACTCCTTAATCATCTTACAATAGGGGAGGCTGTGACAGACAACTGCACCTCATTAAGTATATCAACAACCACACTATGCAGATCATCACAGCTAACCTTGTCGGCATCTATGTCACTATAGCTAGATTCTATATCATCAACCCGACTAGATAGATCGTATACCTCAGACTCCACAGTATCAAGGGTATCAGTGATGTTATCCACAGTGGTATCAATAGTATCCAGCCGCTGCAATACATCGGAATCACTAACACCTGTAGGTATTTGCTTAGCCAATTCCTCACGAACAGTCTTGACAACCAACTCACGCACCCATGCTTCAATTACATTATTTAAATTATCCATTACTCTGCCTCCTCTGGCATTTGTTCAGTTATAGAATCACATATCTCCAGTGCATCGCTCAACGCTTTCTCACCTTCCTCATGCCTACCTGTTGACAACATCATCAACATAAACTCCAGCTTAAACCTAATAGCTTCACCTTTAGTTTTCATACCATCTTCTCCCAATCAGCGGGTGTCATACCCGTCATAATAAATTCACGTTCATCAACACTCAGGTCAGGCATAGCATCTTGAATAAGCATACCACCCTGCCATCGTGCAAACTGAACCTCAGTTACATCAACATCCATTGTATTAATCATGCCCGTCATGGGACTTGTCTTAATAATAATCATACATCACCTCTGTTATAACAATGTTATAAGGTTATAGGTTAACAACATTTATCTTATCGTACTTACTTACATAACGATTTGCAAGCGCACCATGCACCTGAATCACAATACTAGGCTTGTCACCTGCACCATCACACAAGCCACAGTCTACACACTGAACCCCACTGGTATCATTAGGACAAATGATCTCATTAGGTAGCACCTGATCGGTATCACTGGTGACCCTAAAGGTGCGGAACCCTAAACCATGCGCCTTCTGTGCCATCTTAGGAGTCTCAACACTGATCATATTAATCCCAGCCATACGCCTATCGAACGAACGATCATTCATCTGGTGCGTATACCCCGTAGTCATACTCGGTTTAATGTTATCAATCACACCAGCCCATACATCATAGGGTACAGCAGCAGGATCGCCATAGCTACCGAACCGAATCGGTTTACCCTGCAATTTATCATAGCTTATAACATTGTTATAAGAGCCACGCTTATACGCACGATAGATAGAGAGAGGCGCTTGGAATGTCTTAACATAACAAGACCCACCCACACTAGGACGTTGAGGACAATTACCACATACAGCAGCATCAGCCCCAGACTTAACAGCAGTATGAGGCTCAACATCAGCCAACAGAATATACATCTGCACCATGTCACCAGTCTTAGGATTCTTACTAT